TGATTGCGTACAGTGTCCAAGAATCTACCCTCATCAGACCCATTAATGACATAACTATCTACTCCTAATTCGTTACATAGTGCTTTCGCAATAGTGGTCTTACCCACACCAGCAGTACCAGAGAGTAGAAGATTTGGAATCTCTCCTTGCTCAATGAAACTCTTAAAGGTGTCCTTCACATCTGTAGGAAGTATACAGTCCTCAACTTTCTGAGGTCTATACTTCTCTACCCATAAAAAATCATTCATGTAATCTCCCTCAGTCTATCTAGGATAGAATTATATGCTTCTACTATATCACCTTCATCCTTTCTAAACAAGTCCTTGTCATAACTCTTTCCATCTTTCCATAGTCTCATCGAGTCAGGTGATAGTTCATCAGCAAGGAGTAAATTTTGGTTAAGATCATACCCGAACTCCAATTTTAAATCAACAAGTGTAAGACCAATCTGTTTAAATAATCTTCCTACAATACCATTCACTTCTCTAGCAGTCTGTTCCATATCCCTTAAGGGGAAATTACCCATTGCCCATATACGAGCCTCTGTTAGTAATGGATCATTCTTCTCATCATCTTTCAAATACCACTCAACCAATGGCCAACCAAAGTCAGTGCCTTCTTTAATGTTTGTCTCTCTAACTATAGAACCAGCAGCAACATTTCTTACTACCACCTCTATCGGAATAATCTCCACTGTCTTACAAGACATAATAGCTCTTGGAAATGTATCAAGGTAATGAGTCCTGATACCATACTTCTCTAAATGCTCAAAAAGCAATTGAGATATCCTACAGCATACTTCACCTTTACCTTCAGGAAAATCTACTTTCCTACCGTTACCAGCAGTAACCTTATCCTCATATTGTATGAGAACTACTTCTGGTTCATCTGTGCTAAACACAGTCTTCACTTTTCCTTGTAAGATTGTTGTCATGTTGCTCTCCATGCTACGTATACGATGGTGGATAATCCTAATAGGATTGTAAATGGAATTGGAAAGAATGGCAACACTGTCATTGCATGAATCACTTGTACAATAACGATTCCGAAGAAAATCCACATCAAGGTCATTCCAACCTTATTATGGAATGACCCCTTCTTGTACCATTCAGGACCAGAAGGGATATAATCCTCATCCTCTGGATTCTTATGCCAAGGAGTAGGATGTTTTAAATCAATCCAACGTTTCATAGATTAGGCTCTAAAGCAATGAAATACTTAATGCCGCTACCTTGAAAGAGAGCAACATTTTGCTTACTAATAGTTACATTATAATCTCCTGCAAGCAATTTTAAATTCTCAACCTTGAAACAATAACAGAACTCAGCATCAGTAGAACCAACCTGAACTGAGTAACTATTAGAAGTATCATTCTTCTTATCAGTTACACACAGACTCATCTCAGTACCATCTCCATAAAGACATAGGTCTGGTAATTGATAGACCATAGCAGCACGTTGGAGTTGCTGTAAAGTACTTGCCTCTAAACGAAACTTAACATCCACAGAAGGAATAGTAATCTCTTTCTCTGGAGGTTGGGTAATAATATCAGGATCAGCATAGAAGAAGCGAGTCTTAGACTTACCACGCTGATCACTTACAGTGACATAATTTGACTCTGTAGTATCGATCTTTGGTTGATCAAATAAAGATAAACCTCCAAGGAATACTCCCAGATCATAGATGGAAATTTGGGACTCAAACTGCTCTTCAACATCAGCAATAGCAAGTATATTCTTATTAATACTAAGCGTAGCAATTTGATTGCCAGGTTTAATAACAATAGATTTGTTGATAGAACAAAAGTTCTTAAGGACTTCAATTGTTGGTTTGGTAATTACTGTCATTTACTTGTCATAATCAACGGAGAAAGGGGTGGATGTAGACTGGAGAGCATTTGCTGCAGCAGTCTTATCGTTAAAGTGTAGAAGGAGTACAGCATAGTGGATAATCTTAATGATGTCCTTACGTGCTGTACCCTTTCTATCATACCTTGAGGCATATTTCAATATGTTAGACCTACAGAATGCCTCTGCGTCACCTACTGAATCAATCAAGTCAAGTGTTTGAACATTGTTTGAGGAGTAGTGACCTCTGTAAGTCCCACTGATATAATCAGAGACCTCTTTCAAGATCTCATTTTCATTGTACTTCATCATATTTTATTTCTCCTCCTCAGTATACTCTGAATCTTCTCCTGCGTCAACCTTAGTATAGAGATCTAGGAAAGATTGTTTGGTATCATCATCAAAACGATTAACACACTTAGTGATAGCATCAAGACGATTACCAAAGATGTCATATGCCTGAACAATGTGAACCAAACGACGAGTGGTAATGACCTCATCAACTCCACCGTCAAAGAAAGTCTTACGAATAATACCTGCCCACTTGATTAGGTTATCAGCAAACTCTTGCTCACATCCAGCATTAAGTAGAATCTTAGTTTCTATAGTAGAAGTAGGATAGTCTTGCTCAAATGTTACAGGGAAACGCTCAAGGAATGCTTCATTAAGAATGTTAGTTCCAACAAAACGACCATCCTCAGAACCTTTACCTTTAGTATTTGCAGTTGCAATAACATTGAATCCATTAGAAGGATTTACATACCTTCCAATCTTCTTAAGGAATATTCCTTTACCTTCTAGGACGGACTGGAGACACAAGATCTTATTAGATGCTAAATCAATCTCATCTAGAAGCAACACAGCTCCCCTCTCAAGAGCTTCCAAGACTGGTCCATTATGCCAAACAGTATCACCATCAACAAGACGGAACCCACCAATAAGATCATCCTCATCCGTTTCGATTGTGATGTTAACACGAATCAACTCCCTCTTTGCTGAAGCACATGCTTGCTCAACAGACATTGTTTTACCATTGCCAGAGAGTCCTGTAATGAAAACAGGATAGAACTTACGAGATGAAATAACTTTGCGTACACTATTGAAATTACCAAAAGGAACATATGAATCATCCTTTTCAGGTATATAGTTTGCAGCAGAGTTTGCAGCAGGTGCTTCATATGCTTTCTCAATTTGTTCAGCAGTCAAATTCCACTTACCAATACCTGCTTTATAAGACTTCAAACGCTTACAAGCAGTAGCATAAGATAGTTTCAATTGATTTGCTGCCTCTTTAACATTCTTGCATCCGACTTCATCTCCAACATGCTCAGAAAGATACTGAACTAGTTGCTCAGTGGTCACGGGGTTTGGGGCGAAAGTCATAAAGTTCCTTTGTTGTCTATACAGATATTATAACAGGAAACCCCCCCTAATGGGAGGGTTGAGTGGACACTTATTTAACTGTCACCAATCTGGTTGTCGGGATGTGTCACGTAAATAATCATATGCAACCCAAGATTTGCTGCTAACGTAATTCTTGAAAGCAGCAAAAGTGTCAATGCTTGAGTCACATTGATGCTCATTCGAATACTGCTGTTACTCCCATTACTGTTGCTCCTGGATTTCGTGCTAGAGCGATTTCCCTAGCGTGTTCATAATCTTTGGCTTGAACAATTTCATCAAAAATAGTTCCAGCGACATAGAGTTGTACTTTACATTTCATGCGATTTGCTCAATGAATGCATTGAGGATAGTTTTGTTTGTCATTTTAGAACCCATGTGTTTTTTGAACGCACGAGTTAGTTCTGCTTTGGTAGCAACTTCTGCTTTTGATTTTACCTCAAGGTCTTGAGTTCCTAGACCAGTATTCTTATCTGGCATATAGAATGCTTCAGTGAATCCTGCTCTTTCTTTAATAGAGGCATAACGTTCTTTCCTCCATTGCTTATCAATAGAAGCAGTCTCTTCATAAGAGAATTCCCTTACGAGTCTACCTAGTTCTGATTTACTACATAGGCGAATACCAACCCAATTGTAATTAGTTATCTCACGATAGAAAGATACAATCTCCTTTGTAGTATCATAAGGATGACTTGAGATCTTACGACTGTAACCAGTCTTAGGATCACGAAGAATGAATACCTTACCACGAGCATGGCAAAGATACTGAGCAGTGGTTTCACCAGCACGATAATCATGAGTATCATCGAACTGATGAACGTAACTCATAGGATTTGCTTCTCCATCAGTCAAGCAAATAACATTTACTTTACTAACACGCTCAACTTTTTTAAGGTTAGAAACAATGTTGCGAGTGCAATAGATTGCTTCTGCTAGAGGAGTTCCACCAAGAGTATAATCTTGATAGTAAGAAAGTCTCCATCCACCCATAGCAAACACCTGAGCGTATACTAATTGCATGGATTTTTCTAGAGACTGTTTGTTTTGACGAGAAGAGAAAAACTCAAATAAACGAAAATCATTTCCAATAGCAAGTTCATTTACTTTTTGGTTGATTTCACTTGCTGCTGGATCATTATAATTATAGCTACTAAATCCAGACTGGAAAGCATATACCCTAAAAGGAATACCAGATTTCTGACAGAACCATACTAGATTGAAAGTCTGCTTAAGAGTGTCAAGCAACTGAGTCTGCATAGAACCAGACCAGTCAAGGAACATCACCAGACCATGATTCTTACCTTCAGGAACAACAGTAATCTTTCTGAAGATATCTTCGTTGTATTTGTAAGTGTGTAATTTATTAGTATCAATAACACCAGTCTTAGCAGTTGCAGCACGACGATACTCATCTGCAGACTTCTTCATTTCAAACTGCTTGCATAGATAACCAACAGTTTTTTGAGCATCTTTCTTGAAAGTATTGTAATGATCTTTAGCGAACTCAACATTCTCAAACCACTTCTCACTCTGAGTAGGATCGTAAAAGTGGTTGTATAGATTTTCTTGAATCTCAGTATGAGGAACAACATAATCCGCAACCTTGGGATTAGGAACAGAAAGATATACCCACTCCTTAGCATTGTCGTCAATCAGAGTTTCAAGTGCTTGAGTAAATGCTGAGTCTGTAACACTCTCAGTCTCATCACATGTCTCTCCACCTACATGATCATTATACATCCTATCTTCTAACTCATCTAACTGCTCATCTGTCAATTCACTACTAGGTGTATTAACCTCACCTTCTCCTTTTTCTTCTTCCAATTCTCCATCATCAGTATTGTCAATATTAATTTCCTCTTCAAAATTAGAACCTTGTAGATCATCGAGATTGTCAAGAACCTCAGGCATCTCATCTAATTCCTTTGCGTCCTGTTTCTCAGAACAATACTCATAAAGTTCTGTAGCAAGATCAGTAACATCTTGGAAAGACTTAGTATTTTCTGTGCGATTAACCCATACTCTTTCTTCATCAGAGAAAGGAATACTTGAATTACCTTTGAAGTAAAGATTGATACGATCAATCAAAGCCAACTCTGCAGGATCTTCACCTTTAACACCAAAGAAATCATCATTCCACAATTCACGATACCCTTCAAAGAAAGACTTGCGAAGACCAGGATAAGTTACTTTCATCATACGCTCAATACGAGCATCCTCTAATACATTCACAAAATCCTTTGGAGCATCTCCGAAGTCTTCATTAGGTGTATAGAGAGCATGACCCACTTCATGTCCTACTAGAAGGTCATAGATGGTATTAGAGGCAGTCTTCCAGATAGGAAGAATTAACAAACGTTTCTCAACATCAAAGCAAGCAGTGCTTACCTTACGGTGTTCCACAGTAAGGTTTTCGGTTGCCAACAGTTTGGCGAGAGTTCCTTTTACCTCTTGTGTGTTCATCCGTTTCCCTTGATTACTTTTATAGTATAGCAGACTCTTTGGGTGTGTGAGGTGACAAGGTGACAGTTTCTTGACTGGCACATATGTTGATTGCCTGTGGCAAGATACCGTATTCTACTCTTTGAATTGCTTTTGTCAAGGACTTGATATCATCAGTAGGTAGAATGGGTACTTTAGATTGTAATATTATTCCACCAGAGTCTAACTCGTCAGTAACATAGTGTACAGTAACTCCTGTTTCAGTATCACCCGACTCCAATGCTTGTTCGACAGCATGAGCACCCTTAAACTTTGGTAGTAAAGATGGATGAACATTTATTATAGTATCAAATGATCCTACAAATTCAGATGATAGTATCCTCATATACCCTGCCAATACTATAAGGTCAGGATTAAACACCTTAATAGTTCTTATTATAAGATCCTCATTTTTATGAGGTATATGAATATGAGGTATACCAAACTTTGCAGCACGTTTTACTGCACCACATTTCTCTTTGTTGTGTATCATAAGCACAACTTCATGCTTATTACATAATGGATTAGTAAGTATGTTCTCGAAGTTAGTTCCGTTACCAGAACACAACACTACTAATTTCATTGCCATGCCTCATAAGGTGGTTCTGATTCGTTAATACGATGCTTAAATTGTTCCGTATCAAAGTATGAAATTCCCAATGGTTTCACATCATCATATGCCATCTTCATCTTCCGTTTATGTTCACGCTCATCTAAGACTTCATTGATAAGTATCTTTGCCTCCTTAACCATCTCAGGAGTGAACAACCTACGAGGATGTATCTCCATAGGTTTATGTGGTTGTGCCTTTCCAGTTGGTTTGAAATTAGGATCAGCAGGACCACTCATCCCTTGAGTGTCAATCTTTTCCGTCATAACCCTTCCTCACTTTCCAGTCAGCATACATCTTACCATATACCATACCTTCATGTGATTTTATGTTAGAACCTTGTAACAATTCTTTCTCTCTTTTTGATAACTGAGTACTCATAGAAAGATACTCCTTTTCCCAATTTGGGATGTCTTTTTTAATTTGTTCATTCATAATTATGCATTATCGTATTATAAAGTTAAATGATACAGAAATTCGATCCTCGTCTGAATTGTTAGGTTTTACATAGTGAGGAACATGTGAAGGGAATAAAATTATATTACCTTCAACTGGTTGGAATTCATATTCAGTAGGAACAATACCAAATATATTATGTGCTGATGGATCAACCATCACCAAATTACCACAGTTTTCAGGTGCTTTAATCCACATAACTCCAGAGTAAATGGAGTGTGGATGTGTATGTAATATATTTAACGCATTAGTTCCATTTATATTAAACCACAAATTATAGAGTTCTAAAATAACACATTCATCTGTGATTTTTTGCACATATGGTTCTAATGCATTCCACATTAAATGCATGAATGGTTTGAAACTCTGCTCAAGATGCATCAAAGGGTTTGACTGCCAACCACCCAAATTACTATGTGAACTAGATTCATTCTTACTAGAGAAGTCGTAGAAATAATCTACTAAGTCTTCCTTGTAATCATCTAGTAAAGGATCATGACCTTTGAGTAACCTAGCAGGAAATATTTCTAATGCTTCCATCATAATTCTCTCGTTTCATCATACTTTGCATATTCGTTTATGTTTATATTTCCAGAAAGACTTATTCTATCTTCATCACAATTATAAAAAGGATATACTTGATGTCGTAATTTAGAAGGGAAAAAAAGCATAATTCCCTCATAGTCTTTTCCCAAGTGATAATCAAAATCTTTTGGTTGTCCTAATATATTTTGATAATGAAATTGAAAAGCTGATCTTTTAGGACTATTTGTAATATTATCTTTATTTTGATCATCAAATTCTACTGGTATCTTTAACCAAATTACAAAACTATAGATTCCTCCATGATCATGGATAGGATTAAAATCATGTTGTTTTTGATAATTTACCCACCACCTACTTAATACATATGGATGGAGATGGATCGTTGGAATAATATTTCCAATATCTTCAAATTGTTCTCCATATGTTCTGATTAAAGGACGGAGAGTATGGTTAAAGAACCAATCATTTTTATCATATAAAGGAAAACTAGAATTTATATTACCTGCAAGATGTGCATTGACTTTTTCCTTATTACTTTCACCTATACAATTCCATAGGTAATCGATTTCTTTATCTGCTAATGGATACTGTAACCATCCTAAGTTTGGTGGAGATATCCATTCACACCTACGTTGTTCTTCAGGTAGATTTTGAGTCATAATACAGGGTACTCCTCATTGCGTACAACTTCAGTTTTCTTAGTCTTAAAGTCTTCTACTAATCTCATGACTTGTTTCTTATCAAGTCCAGCAAGATTGATACAGTTCTCTAGAGATCGATAGATACATTCTCTATCACTCATAGGTGGAGTAGTTGGCCACCCATGTTCATCAAAATGCTCACCACCAGCAGATGCCTCTAAGTGAGAAAGATCTTGTTTCTCAGAAGGGTTTGTGTAACTATGTTTTTTTGTCATGAAATCAATCCATTGATGTAACACATGTTGCTATTAATACCATTCTCATATCATTCTTGGGTATTTCCTGACAATGTGGTAAACCAGGAAATATAATAACATCATCTTCTTTAGGATCATGTTCATCATTCTCAAGTATTGTCTTCCCTTCATTAGAGAAATAGATTATGATATTATCGTGTGGCCATGGATGGTCTACATGTACAGGTGTCTGTTGATTACCTGCTTGTGGAAAAACCATGTTAAGATTTAATCTGTAAATACAATATAATGTTATATCATTATAATTTAATATCTCTTGTACTACATCATGTGCAAACCTAGCACCATCACACTGTACAGTTGGATATCTTATTTGTTCTGGTCGTTTGATGAATGAATGAGAGAGCATTGCTGGAGTTGCATGTTCATCCGAACGTGGATAGTAATTCCAATTGAAATCATCTCTCTTTATTATACGTTTGAACTCATTATATGTTGATGTTCGTGGATTATTCAGTTGTATAATATCATTCATGAAATCAATCCCTTCTTACTTAGGTAATGAAGAGTATCTTTCAATCCACCAACATGCTCTGTACCAATAGTGATCTGGGGATAAGGTGCGTCACAACCAAACTCAGATTGGAATTGAGTATTATTGAAATCATCATCAAGATGATATGTAACCAACTCATCAAAACGAACAGACTTTAA